CGGAATATGAAGGTGATTTACAAAGTACCAGATTCATTACTTGGGACTTAACATTTACATCAAAAGGAAATATCTGGCCAGCTGTAAAACAAGGTAAAGTTATTAGACAAGTTAATTCCAACATTTATTTGGATAATAGATTAGGCGCTATTCAAAAAGTATACCTTGATACGGCCAATGGTACAGGAACATTTATTAATTCAGAAGATATTGGTGTTGACAAAAAAGACATATCTGGCAAAGTAGTTAAGTTCGATAGTGGTTCAGGACTGTTGATTTTAAGTGAGCTAAATAAAACAATAGAGATTGGCCACAATATTAAAGGTTTGGTTTCCGGTTCGTCTTATGTTGTAGATGCAATAGACCCAACACCAGTTAAACTAACTGCAATTGTAACCAAGCCAGACCCATTAGCAGCAGAGCCTGATGATGAATTTGGTTTCTCTGAAACATTTACCCATTGGCCTAATACTTTGACATGAAACCATTAAATGATAAACTTTCTGAAGCCCTAGACATTGAGCCTCTGGTAATTAATCAGACGGAAGTTGTGGCAACTGAAATTGTTACCACGAACAATGTGGTTGAGGATGATGCTGAGTTTGCAAGACGAAACTTAAAAAGTCTAATTGAAAAAGGTAATACTGCGGTTGATGGCATTTTAAATGTTGCTTCTGCAACAGACCATCCAAGAGCATTTGAAGTTGCAGCCACTATGTTGAAAACTATGGCTGACATGAACAAAGACTTATTGGAAATACAAAAAAGAAAACGAGATTTGCAACCACAAATAACAAATCATACTGTTAATGTGGATAAGGCGGTGTTTGTAGGTTCAACAGCCGAATTACTGAAACAACTCAAGGAAAATAAATAATACTATGGAACAATTAATTCAACAACTTAAAGTTATTTTAGGTACAAATTTTGCTTTGTATTTAAAGGCACACAACTATCATTGGAATATTGAAGGTTCTAATTTTCCTCAATACCACGATTTCTTAAATGGTTTTTATACTGAAGTATTTGCACAAACTGATTTGATTGCAGAACATGTAAGATATTTGGATTCTTATGTGCCTGGTTCAATGAAAAGATTTTTAGAATTGGCAGATATTGAAGAAGCGGTAGATGTTATTCCTTCTGCGTTATCTATGATGACACAATTAAAATCAGACAATGACCGTTTTATCATACATCTTCGTGCTGGTATTGTTGCTGCTGACCAAGCAGGTGAACCAGCAGTAGGTAACTTTTTACAAGACCTTCTTGGTGCTCACCAAAAGAAGGCGTGGATGCTGAGAAGCATTATTAAATAATGTCTGATGGATATCTTGGTAATGACCGACTAAAACGGGTTGGTGTTGAAATCTCCTTTACTGAAGAACAGTTAAAGGAGTTTATCAAATGCTCTCAAGACCCGGTTTATTTTATCAAAACTTATGTAAAGATTGTCAATGTGGACCAAGGTTTGGTTCCATTCAATATGTGGCCGTTTCAAGAGGAAATGGTCAACACTTTCCACAATAATCGTTTTTGTATTGCAAAGATGCCTCGTCAGGTTGGTAAAACAACCACGACAGTTGGTTACATGCTTTGGTCAGTTTTATTCCAAGATGAATATAGTATCGCAATTCTTGCTAACAAAGGTTCTCTTGCTCGAGACATTTTAGCTAAGATTCAGAAAGCATACGAATACTTGCCTTTATGGTTACAACAAGGTATCATTACTTGGAATAAAGGTAATATTGAACTAGAAAATGGTTCAAAGATTTTCTCTTATGCAACCTCTGCGGCTGGTGTTCGTGGTGGTTCTTACAACCTAATTTTCTTAGATGAGTTTGCCTTCGTTCCTAAGAACATGGCAGATGACTTCTTTACATCTACCTACCCTGTTATCTCATCTGGTAAGACAACAAAGGTCATCATTGTATCGACTCCCTACGGGCTAAATCACTTCTACAAGATGTGGGTCGATGCAACTGAGGGTCGGTCTACATACAAGCCATTAGAAGTGCATTGGTCAATGGTACCCGGCCGAGATGATGCTTGGAAAGATGAGACAATTAGGAACACTTCCGAAGAACAGTTCAGACAAGAGTTTGAAACTGAATTTATTGGTTCATCGGCAACATTGGTGTCAGGTGCTAAACTTAGAGCATTGGCATTCCATAACCCAATTTCTTCGGCTGACGGTTTCGATATATATGAAGAGCCTATTGCGGGACATATGTATATAGCTACGGTTGACTGTGCCGAAGGAGTTGAACAAGACTATTCGACAATTAATGTTGTTGATGTGTCTCAAACCCCCTATAAACAGGTCGCTAAATATAGGAATAATAAGTTGCCTTTGTTGTTCTTCCCGACTATAATTTATTCGGTGGCAACAAAATACAACGAAGCATTTGCATTGATTGAAACAAATAATATTGGACAACAAGTAGTGGACATTCTACATTACGATTTAGAATACGAAAACATCTACAAACTTGAACATCACCACATTAAAGGACAGAGTATCTCTGCCGGTTTCAAGCGTTCAACCTCTTTTGGTGTTAAAACCACAAAGTCTGTAAAGAAAATTGGTTGTGCTAACTTGAAGACCCTTATTGAAGGTGATAAGTTAATTATTAATGATTTTGATACAATTGCTGAACTAAACACCTTTGTCCGTGTGCGTGATTCATATGCGGCCGAAGAAGGTAATAATGACGATTTGACGATGGGATTGGTTCTCTTTGCATGGTTAACAGCACAATCATACTTTAAAGATACCACAAACATTGACATTCGTAAGGTGTTATTAGAGGAACAGAACCTCTTAATTGAAGAAAACTTGTCACCTGTTGGTTTTATTGACGATGGGTTACAAGAAGAAGTATTTAATGATGGCCATGATATGTGGTCAACAAAAAATCATTCCTCAATTCTGTAAAAAACTAAATAGACAATAAATAAAAGAATTGACCTTACAAACTAAAGGAGAAATCCAATGGCATTTCAGCTCTCACCAGGGGTAAATGTATCAGAAATTGACCTGACTACTGTTGTCCCCTCAGTTGCCACCTCAATTGGCGCATTTGCGGGGCCTTTTGCATGGGGTCCAGTCGATGAAATCGTTACTATTTCTGACGAGGTACGCCTCGTTGATAGATTTGGTAAACCAGATACTACAAATTATGAATACTGGTACTCAGCAGCAAACTTCCTAGCATATTCTAATAATATCAAAATCGTTCGTGCGGCAAATACCCGCTCAACATACAATGCTACTTCAGGTGGTAATGGTATATTGATTAAAAACGATACTGATTGGTTAGATAACTTTTCATCAGGTGCTAATACCTACGGTTACTTTGCAGCCCGTTATGCAGGCGCACTTGGTAGCTCGTTGAAAATTTCTATTGCCGATGCAAACACATATAGTGGTTGGGCATTTGCAAACAACTTTTCATCAGCACCTGCAACTTCTAACTATGTTAGCAAGCAAAATGGTTCTAACGATGAGATTCACATTGTTGTTACTGACGAAGACGGCTTGTTTACAGGCACTTCAGGTACGATTTTAGAAAAATACGGCTTTGTATCTAAAGCTTCTGACGCTAAAGATGATTCAGGTAACACAAACTATTACAAAAATGTAATTGCAAACCAATCAAAATATATTTGGTGGTTATCACATGTTGCTGGCATGACTGCTTGGGGTAATACTGCTTCTAATACAGCGTTTACCAATTTAGCAAGTTCTATGAATATTTCTCTATCAGGTGGTTCTGATGGTACAGTTGTTACCGCAAATGTGGTGACAGCATACGATTCATTCTCAAATCCTGATTCTGTTGATATTTCATTGATTGTTTCTGGCCCAGCAAACGCAACATTAGCTGAAAGTTTGATTACTCTTGCCAGCACAACTCGTAAAGATACGGTTGTATTCTTATCTCCAGAAAAAGGTGATGTAGTAGACAATTCTGGTAGTGAAGAAGCCGATATTCTTTCATACCGCAATTCATTGAGTTCTTCATCATATGCAGTATTTGATTCAGGTTGGAAATACCAATACGACAAATATAACGATGTGTATCGTTGGGTGCCATTAAACGGTGATATTGCTGGTCTATGTGCAAGAACAGACCAACAGCGTGACCCATGGTTCTCACCAGGCGGTCTAACTCGTGGTGTTATTAAGAATTCTATTAAACTTGCATGGAATCCTTCTAAAGCAAACCGTGATGCGTTGTATGCAAAGGGTGTTAATCCAGTTGTTACATTCCAAGGTGAAGGTACAATCTTGTTTGGTGATAAGACTATGTTGAGTCGCCCACAAGTTATGGACAGAATCAATGTTCGCCGTCTATTCATCGTATTGGAAAAGGCAGTTGCTCGTGCAGCTCGTTCTTCAATGTTTGAGTTTAATGACCAATTCACAAGAGCACAATTTATTGCTTTAATTGAACCATTCTTGCGTGATGTTCAAGGTCGCCGTGGTATTACTGATTTCCGTGTTGTTTGTGATGAAACAAATAATACATCCGAAGTTATTGACCGTAACGAATTCATTGGCGATATCTACATCAAACCGGCCCGTTCTATCAATTTCATCCAACTTAACTTCGTTGCTGTTCGCACCGGTGTTTCGTTTGAAGAGATTGTAGGACAGTTCTAAATAGAGATACAGGAGAAATTAAATGGCATTTAATGTAAACGAATTTAGAAGTCAAATGGTTGGTGACGGTGCCCGTCCCAATCTGTTTGAAGTTTCTATGCCGTTTCCTGGATTCTCTGGTCCAGAAAACGCACAAACTAAATTAACTTTCATGTGTAAGACTGCACAGTTACCAGGTTCTACCATTGGTGCTGTGCCTGTTCAATACTTTGGTCGTGAATTGAAGTTTGCAGGTAACAGAACATTCCAAGATTGGACTATTCAGATTATCAATGATGAAGATTTTGTTATCCGTAATGCTTTCGAGCGTTGGATGAACGGTATCAATTCACATACTCTTAATATCCGTAACCCAGTTGCAGGTTCACCAGGAAGTTATACTACTGATGGTGAAGTTAAACAATTTGGTAAACAAGGTGATGTTCTTAAAAAATACAAGTTTGTAGGCTTGTTCCCAACTGATATCTCTGCTATCGATGTTGATTGGGGTTCAAATGATGCAATCGAAGAATTTTCGGTTACCCTATCATATCAATGGTGGGAATCAGTCGATACTGGTGTTGTGTAATAAGAAAGGCCTCGGCCTTTCTCTAATTTATAGGATGATTTTTAATGGCAATTAAGCTCTTCGGTTTCACACTAGGGTCTAAAGATATTGTTCAGCCTCAACCGGCTGAACAGCCATCTTTTGCTCTCCCAACTGAGGCAAATGATGATGGTGCAGTTACCATCACATCTAATGCTCACTACGGGACATATGTAGACTTAGAAGGTTCGGTTCGTAATGAACTAGAACTTATCACTCGATATCGTGAGATGTCAAACCATTCCGAATTGGAAATGGCAATTGATGATATTGTAAACGAAGCAATTACACATGATGAATCAGGTCGTGTTTGTAATCTAGTTCTCGACAAACTTAAACAACCAGATAACATTAAGAAAAAAATTCAGGATGAATTCAACAATGTGTTGAGTATGTTGAATTTTAGTAATCTTTCAGACGATTTGTTTAAGCGTTGGTATATTGACGGCAGAATTTATTTTCATATTGTTGTTGATGAATCGAAACCTAAAGAAGGTATTCAAGAATTAAGATATATTGACCCACGCAAAATTCGTAAAGTGCGTGAGATTAAAAAGGATAGAGACCCAAAAACTGGTGCTAACATTATTGCTTCGATTGCGGAGTATTATGTTTACAACGATAAGGCAGGTGTAACAACACAGTCTTATACAGCAAGTACCAATCAAGGTCTAAGAATTGCACCAGATTCAATTATTAATGTGTACTCTGGTTTGATGGATGCAAAGAATACATTTGTAATTTCTTATATTCATAAAGCAATTAAAGCCTTGAATCAATTGCGTATGATTGAAGATGCGGTAGTTATCTATCGTATCAGCCGTGCGCCAGAGCGCCGTGTATTCTATATTGACGTTGGTAACTTACCAAAAGGTAAAGCGGACCAATAACTGCGTGA